ACTCGCGACTTGATTATTGCCGACCTGGAGCGCGAAAACCGCGAACTGCGCGAGGCGTTGCACGGCAGACCCGACCCGGAGTGGGACGGCTCGCGGACTTTGGAGGTGGCGACGTGAACACACCCGAAGAACACGCCGCCGCCGTAATGCGCGCACCCGGACAAATCACCGTCGCTTCCATAGCGGGCGCGATTCGAGCCTACGCTGATGAAATCAAGGGCAGTCAGATTGACGAGGCTGACAATCTCGCCGCCGTCACTGCCGAGCGGGACGACGAGCGCGAGGCGCGTCGGGCGCTGGCCGAAGCGCTGCTGATTTGCATCCGGTATGCCGACTCCAGCGCCGACACGGAACAAGCTCGCGCCGCGCTCGCGCTCGCCGCCAAGCTGCCATGACCGCTCTTTCCTGCAAAGCCTGCCACAAACCATTTATGCCAAACGAACCAATCCATCAGCCAAAAACCGCATCGGGGAATTTCCACAAGGCTTGCGTGCCTGTTGATTATTCCACCTTCATCGAGCGCAAATCGCAACTCGGCAGCAACGCCGGATTTGAGCCGCTATTCATGCCGGACTTCCTGTTCCCGTTTCAGCGCGCGCTTATTGAATGGGCTGTTCGCAAAGGACGATGCGCGATCTTCGCGGACTGCGGGCTTGGCAAAACGCCGATGCAACTTGTATGGGCGCAAAACGTAGTAGAGCGGACGTGCAAGCCCGTCTTAGTGCTGACTCCGCTTTCCGTTGGGGCACAGACGGCACGCGAGGCGGATAAGTTTGGAATCGAAGCAAAGCAATGCCGCGACGGCCAGGTTGCCGCGCCCATCACGATCACGAACTATCAGCAACTCCACAAATTCGACTGGCAGCAATTCGGAGGCGTGGTCTGCGACGAATCGTCCATCCTGAAAAACTTTGACGGCGCTTTGAAAGGTCAGATCACCGAGTTTATGCGGAAGCTGCCGTATCGGCTGCTTTGCACGGCGACCGCCGCGCCGAATGACTACATCGAGCTTGGGACGAGCAGTGAGGCGCTGGGCGACTTGGGCTTTATGGACATGCTAAATCGTTTCTTCAAGAAGTCGGAAACGACAATGAGCCGAAGTGAGGAATTTCGCAGCGGCCTTTATCGTTTTCGCGGGCACGCGCAACATGACTTTTGGCGGTGGATTTGTTCATGGGCGCGAGCAGTTCGCAAACCTTCCGACCTCGGCTTTCCCGATGATTCCTACGCCTTGCCGCCGCTGCAAACCGTGGAGCACATTATCAAAGCGCGAACGGTCAACCCCGACTTTCTTTTCGACATGCCCGCGGTCGGTTTGCAAGAGCAACGAAGCGAGCGCCGGAGGACTATTGGCGAAAGGTGCGAACTGGCGGCAAGCCTAATCAATGCGACCAACAAGCCCGCCGTCGCGTGGTGTCATCTAAACGAAGAGGGACACATGCTGGAAAAGATGATTCCCGATGCCGTGGAGGTTGAGGGAAACGATTCCGATGAGTTCAAGGAGGAAACTTTTCAAGCCTTCTCCGCTGGTCAGATTCGCGTCTTGGTTTCCAAACCTGTAATCGCCGGATTTGGTTTGAACTGGCAGCACTGCGCGCATCAAACCTTTTTCCCGTCACATTCATTCGAGCAATGGTATCAGGCCATCCGCAGATCGTGGCGCTTTGGTCAGGACAAGCCGGTTCGCGTTGACGTTATCGCCAGCGAAGGAGAGCGCGGAGTTTTGTCGAATATGAACCGCAAGGCGCATCAGGCGGAGCAAATGTTTTCGAGGCTGGTTGAACTAATTAACAACGAGCTTCGGATTGAAAAGAAAAGCGAAGCAACCAAACCAACACAACTACCATCATGGCTATAATTAACCAGACCATCGCGCCGAAATACGCGCTCTACAATTCAGATTGCATCGAGGTGATGAAGTCTCTACCGGATGAAAAGATAGACCTTTCTATTTACTCGCCTCCGTTCTGCGGTCTTTACAACTACTCGTCAAGCGAGCGCGACCTTTCCAACTGCAAAAGCTATCAGGAGTTTTTTGTTCATTACCGATACGTCTTGGAGGAACTATATCGCCTCACCAAGCCGGGCCGCGTGACCGCCGTGCATTGCATGGATGTCCCCGGCAAAGGAAACGGCAACACTGCGCGCATGGGCTGTGGCGCGAACGCTGGCGCTGGTCTGATTGACTTTCCGGGCGACATTATCCGGCTACATGAGCAATGCGGATTCCACTTCACGGCCCGCCGCGCCATCTGGAAAGAGCCGCTCGGCGTGCGACTGCGGACGATGGCAAAGGGATTGGCACACGCGCAGATTGTGGAGGATTCAACGCTTTGCGACGTTGCGAGCGCTGATTACCTTCTAACATTCCGCAAGAAAGGCGAGAACGCCGTGCCTGTTTCGCATCCGACCGGGCTTCATTCCTACGCTGGTGAGCGGGTTATTCCGCACGAATTGCAGACCTACAAAGGACACACCGGGAAGCAGACAGAAAACCGATTCTCTCATTGGATTTGGCGGCAATACGCGAGCAGTTTTTGGGATGACATCCGCATTGACCGCGTTCTTCCGTATCAGGAAAGCCGCGAGTCGGATGACGAGCGCCACGTCCACCCGCTGCAACTCGACGTAATCGAGCGCGCGTGCGTTCTGTGGAGCAACCCCGGCGAGGTGGTGTTCACGCCTTTTATGGGCGTCGGAAGCGAGGTTTATGGCGCGGTCTTGAACGGGCGCAAGGGCGTCGGCGTGGAGTTGAAAACCGCCTACTACAACCAAGCCGTGCGAAATCTTGCCGCCGTGGAAAACCACGTTGAACAGGAATTGATTCCGGTATGACCGACGACCTCTTTAGCTTTCGCTACCCGTCCGCGCCGGGACACCGCAACACGGACACCAGCCGCGAGGCCGCTGCGGACATAGCCAGCCGCGTCACAGGATTGCGCCTGGCGGTCCTCGGCGCGCTGGCGAAGGACAGGACAGCGGACGAGTGCGCCGCGGAGCTTGGCGAGTCTGTGCTGGCGATCAGGCCACGCCTGACCGAGCTAAAGCGGCTCGGGCGCATCACCGACACGGGCGAGCGCCGGCCAAACGCGAGCGGGAAACGGGCGATTGTTTGGAGGTTGCGGTGAGATTCGATTTGACAACGGCGCGGGGGCGTGCAAATTCGCCGCGTTCGCAGACTGATAGCTGCACAACGCAACCTTTCCAAACCCGGCGCAAGCCAAACCTCGAAAGCCCGTCAGTGTGTCTATCAGCACGCTCGACGGGCTTTCCTTTTGAGTGGCGGACTCGGCACGCTGGCCGGGACATATTCAGTCATTCCCTGACCCGACTAATGCTTTCGGGGTGCGGGGCAAAATCGAGTGGTGTTCAACTCGCCACATTTACCGTCATGGCCGCGAGGCCGTTACCGCAGGGCTTGGGCTTACAGGATGACCGATGCCCGTCCGTGAAGGACTCTCTGCGCTGGATTGATTCCAGAGTGACCGGAAACTCCGCAACCTCGTCCCGTTTGCAGTTCTGTTCACACAGTAATCTCTTCACCGGGGTTACTGTGCCCGTTGCTCCCGATTTCCTGAACCCTTTGCAGTTGCTTTCCTGACCATGCCTGCCCGCTACACGATCACCGCCACCGGCCAACCCGGCGCGAAGGGGCGAATCAGGACGGCGTTGAAGCTGATGGGCTTTGACGGTGTGCGGATAGACGAATCCGAAGCGGACGTGACCGTTGCGAAGCCGAAACCGGACAACCTCCCGACAAGCCCGCTGGCGAAGGCCGTGGCGAAGCTGTTTCACCGGGACGAAACGAAGCCGTGGGCAGACGCGGAGATTGCGGCGTTTCGGGCTGCTGCGAAGTGCGGAATGGACATGGACGCTTTTGCCGAGGTCGCCAAGTTTTACGAACGGGAACGGAAGAAGCCGGACCACTACTGCCGAAAATCAATCCTCACTTTTTTGCGCGGATTCCCCGGCGAACTGGACAAGGCGCGAGCGGACAAGCCCAAAGCAGGGCGGGCGCTGGAATGGGCGCAGCCGGTCAACGTCGTGCCGATGACCGACCCAGCGGAAGCCGAGCGCATCGCGGCGGCGGCAAGGGAGGCTGCGAAACAGTTCAGAGAATCGCACGGCAGGTAAAGATTTACAAAAATACTGCTTGCACAAGCCGCTTACGCATACGAGACTCCGTGCATGAAGACAGAACATACTCCACTAAAAAAAGGCGAACGAATCCGTATCAAGCCAGAGTGGCAAGACCCCGGCGACGACAAGCGCGAATGGTTCACATACGATGACGAGCAAAATGGGCGCGTTGGAATTTTCACGCCGAGGCCAGGGATGGCGTTTCAGCCGTGGCAGTGCGTCTCGTCATACATGGTCGAGCGCGTGGACGGCGGGCTGCGAGACGTTGCGATTGAGATGGGCTTATGCGCGTCCTAGTCGGATGCGAATACAGCGGGACGGTGCGGGATGCGTTCCGTGCGCTGGGGCATGACGCCATAAGCTGCGACCTGCTGCCAACGGACGCGCCCGGCCCGCACCACACCGGCGACGTGCGCGAGCTGCTGCGCGAGAAGTGGGACATCCTGATTGCGTTCCCGCCCTGCACCTACCTTTGCTCGTCGGGGATGCACTGGACGGTGCGCGGGCTGCGCGACCCGCAACTGACCGAGGATGCGCTGGAGTTCGTGCGGGCGCTGCTCGGCGCGGATGCGCCACACATCGCGCTTGAAAATCCCGTTGGTGCAATATCCACGCGCATCCGCAAACCTGACTGCATTATTCACCCGTGGCAGTTCGGGCACCCTGAATCGAAAACGACCTGTCTATGGCTGAAAAATCTCCCGGCGCTCGCGCCGACAAACATCCTGCAAAAGCCCGCAAGCGGACGATGGGAAAACCAGTGCGCGAACGGCTCGCAAAACAAGCTGGGACCAAGTCCCGACCGATGGAAATTGCGGAGCAAGACGTATCAGGGCATCGCGGAAGCGATGGCGGCGCAATGGAGCGCGTTCGCATTGTCTTCGCCAGCGATTGCAAGCCATGTCCCGATTGCGGAGAACCTTTTTGCTTGGAGTGCCAACAGCATTACGCCGACTGCAAATGCCCCGGCCCAAGCAACGCCGAAGACGACGGATGGAAACTTGTCGAGGAAAACGGAACGCTCTACGGAATACGTCCTCTGCGAGCCTGACCCGTATATCCTGGCACTGGCATTGAGCCGCACACGATGAAAACGCCCAAGGAATATCTCGCGGCCATCGGAGCCAAGGGCGGCAAGAAGTCGCGCCGAAAGCTCACGAAAAAGGAGGCGCGGCGCATCGCTTTAATCGGGTGGGAGAAGCGAAGGGAGGCGGCGGCGCGGTTTAGGGAGGGCATGGGGAGGTGACCACCCTCGCCGACATCCTGGCGCGCCTCAACGCCGCCGTGCGCGCTGGCGAGGCGGCAGGCGATGCGATCGCCGACCATGCTGCCGATCCGTTTGCTCGCATCCTCCTGCAGCAGACGCGGCTCGCGACTGCTCGGCACCGGGAATCGCGGGACATGCTCAGGGCCGCTATTCGGGCGACGAAAAAAAGTGGGCCAAGCGAAAGAAAAGCTGTTGACAAGCTCCAAAGATAGTGGGAAGGATAGGGCATGAACATCAGCAACTATTCCGAAGTGATGAAAAGCGCCGCAGTCCAAACCCGTAAGGCTCCGGCTTTCATCGAATACAAAACCGGCATTTGCACCGATGCCGATCAATATCGAATCGGTCGCTCGGTTCGTCTTGTCCGTCGCGTCGCGTTTGTCGGTGGCGCATTTATTTACAGCGTTTGCGCCGGAAATTGCATTTGGATGAATGGCGATACGCTCGCGCAAGCCAGCCAGTATTTTGACAAAATCACTGCCTAACTCTCGTTTGCAAAACCGCCGGGGGACAGCCAACCCCGGCGAATCTGCGAAACCAACATGACAACGACGACCTCAATCAACCTCGGCAACAACGAATCTCTCAGCCGCTCAATCGTCCGCAACTCGGACGGCAGCTTTACCGCTGTCACCTTTTCTGCGAGTCGCACGTTCAAAACCTACAAAGGCGCGGTCAAGTGGATGGCCGCTCGCTGCAAATAATCCTCTGCCATGACCATCACCGACATCATCACCCGCCACGACGAGGCCGAGCCATGCCGTGCGCGCGACATTGCCGAGCCGGTCGAGTTCACGCTCAATGGCCGGTTCCGCATCACGATCAGCCGGTTTGCCGATGCCGACCCGATCACCGCCGAGCGGCTCGCCAAGATCATCACTGAGTCGCTGGCGAGCGAGGGCATCACCGTCGTCCCATGACCGATGAAGCCGACATCAACGCCGCAATCTCGCTTCTCCGGTCCCGAGGCTATTCGGTCACGCTGCCGAAAGCCGACGAGTGGGTGACGCCCGTAGATTTGTGGCGCAAGCACGGCGGAATCGGCACCCTCGCGCAGTTTCGCGACCGCCTCCACCACCCGCGCTGCCCCAATTTCCAGCGCCATGTCGGTGAGACGGGGCGCATGACGACGCTGCGGCCAACCCCGGAACTGCTCGCTTTTTTAAGACAACCCAGCCAACCCGGAAAAAGACTAAAATGAACATGACACCAGACCAAATCGAACAATGGAAGGACGCCTGCAACGCCCTTCGAGACGGCGAGCGA